ATACGATTTGACAGAGACCCCGAAATGTTGATATAACGGTCTTTATTTATCTATTTTATTGGGCATACTGGGAGGGGTTACGACCCTCTTAAAGCCCTGTATAATAGGATTTTGTTATATAAATGATGTAATTGTGTGTCACTCGTGTGTCACTAATCTAAAATTAACAGTCAAGAGCAAGCACCCACTAGCTAGAATCTAGTGGGATTTTTTTATGTATGTGGTGGTATCTCTACCACCAATATCAATTAAAGGTGAAGCCTAAAATTGGAATAAATGAACATTTCAAAGTTGCAAAATAAATATCGCTTAAAAGCGAAAAATACAGAAATGATGATACCAACTATTGTTAGTTACGATCTACCCTATATTTTTAGTCTACAATCGCATTAATTACCGTCAAGATTGCTCTCACAGTAAATCGACCTACAAATAACGTTCTCCCACAGAATTTTTATTTGTACCTATATTATATCATCTAATAGACATATTTTCATTAATTGTCATTTATATTTCCTCTTAATTGTTGAATCATAGAAACCACTTGATATGGAGTTTCTTTCATATCCGTATCACGATTGCTATACCAAAATTGAACCAATAGAGACACAGCAAAGTTAAACTGTGGATATGTTTCCAATTGCTCTACTGTATGTGTACTGTCCACGGCGTTTTGAATATACGCTACTGCTGTATCTATATATGTTTGAATTAAAGCACCATCATCTGTTAAATCAATTCTTAAACTTCTTTCGATATCCTGAACTGTTACACTCAAAAAAAATCACTTCCTGTTTTTATAAAATTTATATTATATGTATAGGCGGTTGCCCGCCTGATTAAATTATTTAGCTGGTGTAGCTGCGCTTGCTGGTGCTAAGGCAAGATATACCACGGCTTTATCATCAATAACAGAGTAGCAGTTACGGACTACTACAGCCAAGCCTTGTGAATAGCTGTCAAATTGTTGCCAGTTAGTAGTTACTTGGTTACGTTTGAAGATTGCAAGGTATTGTGACAAGTCACCCACAAATAGTGGAAAACTACCATCTGTTTCATCTGGAAGTAATGTGCTTGGTACTACCACAATTGGTGCACCTAGCAATGCTGATCCAGTTGGTGCTGTGGGATCAGTTTGGAGCATGTAACGACCCTCACTATCCTTCAATTGGTCAAGGTAGTTATAACCGCCTTGGTTGGTAATAATAATCTTATTTAAAGCGGGGTCTAAATCAACGTTAAAGGCTTTCTTGATATCATCAACACTTGTAATAGGTGTCTTAGTAATTTTCTTAAGTAATGCCACAATATTTGTGTTATCAGTATTATTAACTAACTTTTGTAATTGTGCCTGAACTTCGTTTACGATTGGTACCTCTGAATCGTCTACAATTTCTTGAGATAAGAAAATCTTACCCGCTCGCGTTGCTACTTTATAGTCAACTCCAGTAATACCAGCGTCAACGTCTGCAATCGTTGCTAATTCGTCTTTAGTGGCTAACACTGCATTAGAGTTAGTAGAAATTGGATAAGTACCAGAACCTGTAGAAACTGTTTTTACTGTTGCGAATTGGCCTAAGTTAGCCTCATTTTGTTTATATTCAAAGATTGGTGTAACAACTTCACTAGGTACAACGGCTTGGTTATTTTCAGTAGTTAAGCCGTCACGTTGTTCACCCTCTGATCTAATATAATTTTCAAAGCTACGTGTTTCTGTTTCCTCTGGTTTGTTATCGATAATTGTTTTTTCTGTCATTTTTTTGTTCTCCTCTTTATCTGCTTTAGTATTTTTACCAATAAATTTTTCATAACTACGTGAATCTACTGCTACATTAGTATCGTCATAGGCTGGAACAGCAACCACACTCACATCAAACAAGGACTTAACCTGATTAATTGTGCGTGTAACGTTGCCTGAATCGTCCTTTGTGAACGTGTCTCCGTCATCTGCTACTGCAAAACTGAAACTAGCACTATCAACATTGCCACTTGAAACCTCTTCGTAAACATCATTAGCAAAACTTGTATTTGGTAGAGTAGCGTCAAAATGTAGTCCTTTATCATCTGTAGCTAACTTTAAAGTACCAGCCTTAACACTTGCCAACACTTGGCTGTAATCATGGTTGGATAACATTAAAACGTTACTCAAGTCCACGCCGTCAAATGCTTTAGGAGAAACGACTTCAACAAACCCGCCTAAATCTTTGCTAGGGCTGTTAAATACCACGGCATAACCTGATAACGTTTTGCCCTTGCTGTCGTCCTTATCGGGATCAGTGGTATTCGTTGTATCTGGTGCTGTGTTTTGTGTTGGATCAGTGCTATCAGCCGTTTCTGCATTGGTTGGTGTGCCAGCACGTAATTCCGCATTAATTGTGATACGTTTATCTTTAATCAATTTGTGACCTCCTCTGTGGGTGTTTGATCCACTAAATTCTTATTTTTTGCCATATCATTAAGCGGTATGTAATCAGTATTAATTAACAACTGATCGCCGTTATCAACTGAAGCTAGTCCAATCTTGCCACGTGCTTCATTTACAGTGAGTAAACCAGCTTGATAACCTTTAATAGCTAAATCTTGATTGGTTTCAGGATCGGCACTAAATAATTTATCAGTATTAAATGTGTACGTACCAGCCAGCTTACTATTAATCTCACTAGTGAAAACCGCAAAATAATTTGATAATGAATTTTGTAAATAAAGCACATTACTTTGTTCATTACTTGAATGGCTATTTTCTACTCCTAATCTTTCGATAGGAATACCGAAAGCCTCTGCAATCTGCCGACTACTCCAATCATTGGAATTAATAAATTTCAGAACGTCCGTATTCACTTCTAAATTGCTCAAGTCCATTGAATCATCAAGTACCACCGTTTTTAATGAATTGTTCCCGTTGTTAGCTTTTTCAAACTGATCACGAAGATTTGTTTTCGCGTTTTCGCTTAAATCTGTTTTGTGAAGCTTTAAAATACTTGTTCCATTAATTCCGTTCTTGAAGAAATTATTCAGTAAACTATTACCAGATTTTTGTACTTGGATCTGATCTTTCAACGCATATAGCGGACTAACTCCCACAACGCCATCTTGTGTGAAATACTTAAAATGTAGCATGTTGACAGGCGCAATCTGACGCACTTTCAATCTAGTTTGTTGATAATTATACGTAACTCTTCCGCTCTGATCGTCCTGTTTTACAGTCATTTCAGAGTTCTTAATAAAATTAAGCTGTGTCGGTCGTCCGTTATTATCTCTAATAATTTCAGCAAATGAATTGCCATTTAAAAGTAAATTAACGGCTAACGCAAACTTAAAATTAAATCCGTTCATTAATGAATTAGGATTATCATTCAAAAGCTTAGCAGTTTTATCGTTACTGCCTTGAATTGGATTGCTTGCAATATCAGATGCAATTACTCGAATGGCAGTAAACACATCTGCATTTCTTAAAGATCCTGCACCTACATACACAGAACTATCATCACTACTCATAGAAACAAGTGCATCAAGAAATGCCGTATCTTTGTCTGGTTCAATATCACTCTTATTACTTCCCATAAAAAAACTCATGTTTAACCTCCTTTCTCGTAGTTAATCAATAATGCAATTACTACCATGGCAACGCCTAAAACAATCAAACCAATCTGATAGCCTAGCCATAGCCACAAGCCAACCACGATTAACAACAAACCAACAACCAGCAGAACAGTTTGAAGATTAAAGATTGAATGAATAGTTTTCATAATATTCATTGTCTGCTTTCTCTCCTTCCTGTTTATCGTAGTATTCATATCCCACAACATAAGCATTTATTAATGAAGCAATCTCATCAATTCGATTAGCGTGTCTTGCTTTATCAATCATGGGGTTATTATTTGAATCATATTTTAAAATGGCATTATTCACGTTGTAAGCTAGTAACTTATTTTCCGTATGAACAATATTGCCTTTAAACAATTCTTCTTTAAATCGTTTTGTAGAAATACTCAATGTCTTTGGCCCTTGACGTATTTCAATCAATGGATAACCTGAACTTTCAAATTTAGGTAGCAAATAGTCAAAACTCCACGGATCATAACAGATACCTTTTACAGTCCAGTTATATTTACCAATCATTTCACGAATATAGTTAAACACCTGATCATAATCAATCACACCACTATCGAGTTTGGTTATATCGCACTCACCTAATCCCTCTAAAGAACGATAATCAATTCCATCTGTTTTAATTTTTTGATCTAGTCCATATTTAGTGGCAACAAAGGCATGCGAATCAACATAGAATTTACTGTTACCAATTGGAACTAACCAACTAACTGCGGTAAGGTCTGAACTTTTACTTAGATCCACACCTATAAACACATCACGATTATTTAAATCTGGTTTGTTCTCAATCTCGCCAGCTTGCCAGTCATCACTAGCAATGTAAGAATTTTCACTTGCCTGTTTCCAAACGTTGAAATTTTTAGTCAGCAATGAATTTAAAGAGTTTTGTTTAATTGCTATATCAAGATCTGATTGAATTTGTTCGGTCATGGTCTTAGCAATCACTTTGTTACTCATCAATGGATTAGCCTTGATCCAATTAGCTTGGTCAAATACTTCTTTGTCCTCATCAAGTTCATAAATTAAAGCAAAATAGCGTTCAGACTTTTCTTTACCAGCGAGTACTTTACTTAAGTACTCATAATCTTCATGCATAGGGCTGTTAAGCTCTAAACCGCTGGTAGAAATAACGGCAATTAATGAATTGGGTTGTTGAATTGTTCCACTCTTCAAAACATCATAAACAGCCCGTGTCTTAGCTTTGTGGTACTCATCAATAATTCCTAACGTTGGATTATAACCGTCTAAACTGGAAGTATCTGTAGCCAATGGAACGGCTTTACTATCTGAATCAAGATCATCAATTTCACTATTAAGAATCTTTAAACGTCTACGCATATAAGGTGACTTGCTTGCCACCTGCTTTAGTCCGTTTTGCAATTGGTCAAAGGCTAGATGTGCTTGTTTTGAAGAGTTTGCAGTAAATAAAATTTGTCTTCCACGGGCTGGTACACTTTCCATTAATAAAGCAACTGCACCAATAGCAGAAATTAGAAAACTTTTACCATTCTTTCTAGCAATACTTATAAACGCCCGATTAAAACGCCTATAACCTGTATCATCTTCACGCCAGCCATATAATGAACCAATTACAAAACGTTGAAATAACTCAAGGTGTAATTCTTTCCCGTCTGTAGTTGGCAGCATACCCACGAAGTTAATAGCTTTTTCAGCTATTTCATTATCAAAGTAATACGGAAAATCTTTTGTGCGTTGTCGTTTCAGATCGTTCATGTGACGTCTACACGCCTGTTTAACTTTGTTGCCTGCTAAGATATCGCCTGATAGAATCTTGTTGCAATACTCTTTAGTTCTATCCACCACTTAACACCCTCTCGAACGGGTCACTTTTATCGGTTTTAGCATTATTCAATTCAAGCTTGGCTCTCGCATTTACTGACAAACCTAATTCAGTGGCTGTCATTTTGATTGTTTTAATGGCCTCATGCTCTTCCGTTAAATATGGATTGATTTTTTTAGCACCACTAACAGCAGTTGTTACTACTCCATCATGATTAACTTTTCTTTCGCATAAATGATACTGGGCAAAAGCATTACAATAAATTTCAATCAAGGTTCTATCCAACTCACTTACTGGAGTATTTTCAGCCAGTAAAGGAACAATTCTATTCCATTCCTTCATAGCCTCCCCTTTCATTCCTTGAGGTGGTTCGATCTTAATCTTTGGGTATTTATTCATAGCTTTTTCTGCATCTTTATGTTGAGAAAGTTGTTCTAAAGTCATGTGGCCTTTAATATTAGCCAACTTTTTTATCTTTCCCAATTTATTCATCTCACTTTTATTTATACACTAATTATACACCTTATTAACTTATATTGCATAAAAATGCATTTATTTTCCTTGGATATTCATAAAATGAAAAGTATTGTTGCGCTTCTCTCGATTAAAAACATAGCCCCCCATAAAATAATTTACGGAAGGCTATTTTTTCTATTTATTTTTTCGTTCTGCTACTTCAATCTCTGATTTTTCATTGTGACAATTTTGACATAAGCTTTGTAAATTATTCCAGTCTAGTCTTTTGTCCCAGTCCGTTTTGATTGGTATGATATGATCACAAATATCAGCCTTACGAATGGTTCCACGGCTTAGGCACCTTTCACACAACACATGTGCTACTTTATACTGTCTAGCTAACTTAGTCCACACTGTAGACTGGTAGAATGCTTCATACTTACCACCTGAATGTTTGCGGTGGAAGTATACGCGTGAACTTTCTTCATGCTTGTGCTTACTGCAATAGCGTTCAGTTAATGGTATGAGATTCCTACAACCAGCATGAGAGCAGAACTTCATGGCCTGTGTCATAGTCCTTTGCTCTCTTGCAACGTGATCACATCAAATGTATTGACACCTTTATCTGAATCAATATTTATGATCTTGTATTCAGTATCATCAAGATGCACTAACTGTTCACTCGTTACCTTGTCATTATGTCTTATGACTATCTCACGAGTGTTCTCAATATTTAACCCTAACAATGTTACTGCCTGCGCCATGCTTATTGAGTAGTCACCACAATAGACTGTGAAGTCTGGTTGATACACATCTACTGTTTGGCCAAATGAGTTCTCTTTGCCAGCCACATATGTTCCAAACTCACAACGCTTATTCATTCTTGATAGTTTATAATTTTTCATTGTGTACCTCCTTTATATTACTGGTAATTTAATTGCTTAAGCGTCCCATTAAAATGTCATGTTCTTCTTCAGTGGTCATCATTTCTCTAGGCTTACTATCAAGAACATCTACCGTTACAATATACTGGTATTCTGGATAGCTATTAGACTCGTTCAATTTACTAACCATAATATTGGTGGCAATGCCTTTAACCTGTAGCCATTGATCTTCACAGCACATTAATTCTTTAATCACAGGTACATGACTAGCCGTGATTACTTGCCCATTTAATTCTGATTCTTTATTTGTAATAAATTTAATTTTCATGATGTTGTTCTCCTCATATTTTGTTGGTTGATTATTATTTAAAAAGGTGACGGCAACATGCCAGCAAGGTGACGGCAGTATATTGCTTTGGTGTCACCGTGTAAATACTGTTGTGTCAGTGTATTAAGCCATGTGGTGACGGCGGTGACGCCAAATCGCGGTAACTTATTTATTTATATATATACGTTGCATACCTATATATTAATAAAATATATTATTAAGACTTTCCGTAAAGTGCCGTCATCGGTGTCACCTTTTCTCTGTACTCCTTGCGTATCAAGGTGTTAGAGGGTGACGGCAGTCATAAAATTTGCCGTCACCCTCATGTCACCCGTGTCACCTTATTTTTGAACAGCTTTACTTACTATATGGAATGGTACTGAAAGATCATTTAACTTGGCGTAATATCCACGAGATGATTTTTTACGCTTGGCATAAGCCTTATAACGTTCCCCTAAATATTTTGTAATATCTGAAAAAGGCTTGTGATTTTGTGTAAGCCACTTTTGACAAGCGTTTTTAATATCTCTTGTGCTTGTCCATTCAATTTGTAAATCATCAAACTGTAAACACTCGTCAACAAACTCACCTAATACATCTTGGTCTTTTTTATATTGCTGGCCATTGCTAATAATTGTTTGAGGTATATTTAAGCCCTGTTTTAGATAATCGTTAGCACCCTCATATATCCAATTTAAAATGCCGTTTGTTTCTTCTTCCACAAATTCATTAAATAAATTGGTGTTTGCCTCTTTACTTGAAACCCAATGCGCAAACGGTACAAAAATCACTCTATCCCACAACGCACCCTCAGTACCTGAAATTGTCGGTTTATGATTAGTAACCATAAAAATAGTAAAAGTCTTTTTTAATGATCTTTTTTCTTTGTCGTAAAGCGCTCTTGTTGATATAGCTCTATCACCTGTTATTTCTTTTAGCTTTGCTTCATCAATTTGATCATCAGTATTTAATTCAGACGTATAAACAAAACGCTTATCTTTCAAGGCAACTAAATCAGGTGTCGCTTCACCACCGTCTTTTTTATACTTTGGTTTGATAAGAGAACTCGGACTCATTACAGTAGCATAGTCATTTAGCACGTGTGCTATTGTTTCAACAAACAAAGATTTTCCATTTGATCCATTGTGTTCTTCACCAACACCATGTAATACAAACATTTTTCTATCACGGTTATCACCTAGCAATGAATAGCCTATTGCACGTTGCATAAACTGAATTACATCTTTATCGCCCTCAAAAGTTTCATTAATAAATTTTTTCCATTTAGGGCAATCATGGCTTTGTTCAGGTGTACCGCTAGTAATTTTTGTGATTAAGTCTTTACGATTATGTGGAGTAACTTTCTTTTCTTCAACATGCCAAGTTCCTAGCGGTGTATTAATTACTGAATTATCCTGATCAAAACTATCAGCAGACAAAGCAATTAAATTTTTAAATTCGGCTAGTGCGCCAGCTTTACCCGCATGCTGTCGTGAACGCTTGATGAACCTACCACGTGCCTTTTTTGCTTCCTTTACCAAATCATCTTGGTCGTCCCCTTGTTGAGAATCAGGAATGTGTAATTTTTCGTACTTCAAATCATAGACAACCTTATTAAAATCATTTTCCAATGCCATTGAATTATCTTCGATCCAACGTTTCCCGTCCCACATCATTATTTTCTTTGTATCGCCAACGTACTTGTACCTTTTACCAAATCTAGCCTGCATACGCTGTGAATTACCCGTATCATCATATGAATAAGTAACCTCTCCATTAGAGGCTTTATACGCGTCTCCATTGCTATTAGAATCTTCAAGATTAATCTGATAATGATTATCTAGCGCGTGTGGATCATATCCAATTTTTGTTCCCGCAATAGCTTTATTAATTGTTCGATATCCGTACGTACTCTCACCGTCTTTTTTATCCCATTTATCACGCATAAAGCCAGATTCACGAAAAATACTGTCTATTTGTTCAGGGTCTTTATTAGTCCAGTACGCTAAAATATTGCATAAAGCTAAATCACCTTCTGATTGTGAACTGTAGTCTGAATAATCGCCACTAAATAAAGTATCAAATTTTTCTCTTTGTGCACTACTTTTAATTTTATTAATTAATTCATCGTCAGAAAATTCATTCGTACCAGTAACGGCTTTAATTTGTGTTTTAGTTTTTCCAAATCCAAACTTTAATAAATATTCTTTTAGTCCTACCAAATCGTTAGGATATTCAGAAACAGACTTATCAAGATTATTACTATCGCCCGTAACCGTAATAAAACGACTGGACTGGTAAAACTCTACATTATTACGTTTTTGTGCGTGAACGTCTGGTAGTTTTTCATTAAACCAAACATGAATACCTTTTCCACTAGGGCTCTTCTCAACAAAGCCAACGTTAAAGCTGGGCTGTCGCTTGTCGTCCCCAGTTAAGCCATCAAGGTCTAAAACTGAATACGGTTCATTATCACTCAAGGCAAAGAAGAGGCCACTGAAATCGCCCTTTAAGTAGGCTTCTTTAGCGTTGTCATAACTTGTCCACGTGTGGTAATTAGTACTTGAAGCACGTTTTCCGTCAATCTGATACGGTACTTTGCTAAGCTCATTACTGTCTCTCTTACGTTCTGCTTTCCATAAAGTCCAATTAGGGTAACTTTTCAAATCTTTAGGAATATTATCAAAATTAATAACTTTCAAATTAGTTTCAGTTGTAATCAATCTTTCACACCCCATTCACTACTATTAGCGTGGGTGTTGTGCGAGTTTGTAAATCTTCGAGTTTATTCACGATTAATAGCCCTCCTATTCAAAACAAAAATACCTAAATCAACTAAATGATCTATAGATTTTTGAATTGAATCACCCGTTAAAACCTGAATTTCTTTACCACTTACTAAATCTTTTATTAATTTAGCTTCTTGATAAGAAATATCATTCTGAAAGTGGTCGCCTAATTGAGTAATGTTAATTTTAACTAGGCAATTAACAGGCTTTACAGTGTCATTTGTTGGCTGTATAATGAAGTTGCTATTAGTTTTGTCCTGTTTGCTTTGGTCGGTAACAGGGCTTTTTTTATACACTTTTTTCATCTTAAAATCTCCTTTTCATAAAATGGTTATGCGTATTCTGTTCGCGTGTTCTTTCGCAACTAATTCCAAAACCAATCCCACAAACTAATGCAATTAAAAGTGAAACTGTAAAAAGTAAAAAACTAATGATTGTCATTTCTAAAACTTCCTTTATATATAAATTCTTTGCTTGCTCTTGGCTGTTGATTGTTTATTTATTTGACCTCATGACTTTTTAGAAACTTGTCACAATTTGTTTTTGTTATCCTACGCAATGACCCCACCTGATTAACTACGAGACCCTCACGAACAAAATTAGAAAGCGTTGAACGACTACAATTAAGATAGGTACACGCCTCTCCAAGTCGCATCACTTCTGGTAGTTCCTTTTGAACGGCAACGGCCTTAAATGCGTCCTTAGCACTGTCATACATGGTCTTATACATAGCGTCCTGTGCTTCCTGTGGTAATTCAAATTTGACTTCCATTATTTTGTTTCCTCCTTTAACCAATCTTCCAAACGGTTATAAGTCATTGGCTTAACACTGGTACGCTTGCCATTTAGCACGTCCGTTAAAGTCCAACGGTTTACTTTGGTCTGTTCGGCCATTGCCTTAATACTCAACATTCTTCTATTCATAAGAAGACTATTTTTTAGCTCCTCTGAAATCTCCATTATTTTCACCTCCTTTTGATATCCAAGTTTCTTAGATATCCGATAAATTCATTATATATCCAAGATTTTTGATTTCAAGCATTTCATCTAAATTTATTGGATTTTTTTCACTTAAAGAGTTAAAGTATTGTCAAAGAGGTGTTTTTAAATTGAACAAACTCAAAGCGGAACGAAAACTAAGAGGCTTAACTTTAGATGATCTCGCTAAAGCTACTAATATCAAACGTGGTACGTTAAACAATTATGAAAATAATAAAACTGAACCTAAGTTAGCAACGTGGGAAAAATTAGCCGACTATTTCAATGTTCCTGTTGATTATTTACAAGGATTATCTAATGATAAAGTGGGTTGGCATTTGTGGGAAGACGCTACTGGATATAAAAAAGAAACTATAGAATCACAAATTAGCCAATTAAAGAAATTCGGTAAAATTTCAGAAAATGAATCAATTCAAAAACAAATAGGCTTAGCAGTTAGCTATTTGGACGGACGAGGAAAAACTGATCGTAATGCAATTGAAACCGCTAGCATGGAATTATCAGAACTAGATAATAGAATTCACGACGATTTTTACATTGACCCTAATAAAACGGTCAATGAAGAAAAACTTGGAAATTCAAGGCTTAGAAATATGAAGACGGAATATGATGGTTCTCTATATTATGATGATATGCATAAAGAAGTTTATGATCACATTTCGGATATTCTGCAAGACGCACGCCAGAAACTTGCTGAATTAGAAAATAAAACTCCAAATAAATAATTATTCTCCTCATACATAGCTTGCTCTTGGCTGTTCAAACTATGGAGGAATTTAATAATGCCAACAAATAGCAACATCAAAAAAGTTCAATTAAAAACAGGTGTTAGATATGATGTAAACGTTCGTTTAGGCAATGATAGTAATGGCAAGCCTGTTAGGCCACACAAACGGTTTAAGACTTATACGGACGCTAAAAAGTGGCTTGATAAGATTCAATATGATTACAACGTGAAAGACTTTAATGGCAATGCTCCAATTACATTTAAGAATCTCTATGAACAATGGTTTGAGGAATATAAAGAGGATAAAAAGGAATCAACCTACGTCAAAACTAGAGACATCTTTAAACTGCATATTTTGCCGTTTCTAGGCGATAAAACTCTGGACAGCATAACTAGACAGTATTGTAATAGCTTGGTTAAAAAGTGGCACGATAAGCCACTGGTGCAGTACAAACGTTTCAGAACATATGTAATTAGTGTTTTTAATTATGCTATCCGTATGGAAATGATCATGACCAATCCAATGGAATATACACACGTTTCCCGTGATACCCGTGAACGTAAATCAGAAAACACTAAATTTTATAATCGTGATGAATTAAATACTTTTTTAGATTGTGCCAATAAAAGTGGCGACCCTAGAAAATATCTATTTTTTCGGGTGCTTGCTTACACTGGTTTAAGACGTGGGGAATTAATTGCGTTGAGGTTTAGTGATATTGATATGAAGAACAATATAATTCATGTGACACGGACACAAACAGACGGCAAAAACTTTCGTCCAATTATCCAGACACCAAAAACGTCCACAAGTGTACGTGATGTACCTGTGGACGCTCAAACTATGAATTATATTAAAGATTGGAAACTGGAACTTATGCAAGATCTCATGGTGTTAGGCAACAAGTGGAATGGTAAAGAGCAGTTTCTAATTCCTAGCCTTGCAAGAAATACCATGTTATCTAAAAGCCAACCTAATGCATGGAATAAATCTATCTGTAAACGTTATGGCTTGAGACGGATCTCAATTCATTCATTTAGGCATACTTTTGCCACCCTATCCATGGAAAGCGGTAATAGCCTGTTTGATACTCAAAAAATTATGGGTCATGCCAAGTCAGAAATTACTGAACAAATTTATGCCCACCAAACAGAAAGCGAAAAAACACAAGCAATTAGTAACCTTGCGGACTACTTAAAAAACTAATTGTGTGTCACATGTGTGTCAGGAGCTTTAAAAACGGTGGTAAATTGAGACAATCAGAAAAATAAAAAAGCCTTTATATCAACGTTTT